AGGTATGGAAAAACAAACTATTTCAATTACTAATTTGGAAACAAATGAAACTATTGTAATATAATGGAAACAGTAAATAACCCAAAACACTATGGTGGAGATACAACCTATGAAGCTATTAAAGTAATAGAAGCATGGGAGTTAAACTTCCATTTAGGCAATGTAGTTAAGTATATTAGCAGAGCAGGTAAAAAAGACATCACAAAGACAAAAGAAGACCTTTTAAAAGCTAAATGGTATTTAGATAGATATATTGGTACTTTATAAAAGAAAGTAGTTTAAAATGCAAATAAATGAACAAAAACGAACCATCGAAGCTAAAAAGGCATTACTTGAAGCATTAGAGAAACATTTGGGCATTGTAACACCTGCATGTAAAGAAAGTGGACTATCAAGAACACAACATTATAAGTGGTTAAAAGAAGATAAAGAATACAGACAGGCAGTAAAGGAACTTGAGAATGTTGCTTTAGATTTTGCAGAGTCAGCTTTGCACCAACAGATTAAAAAAGGCAATCCACTAAGCACAATGTTCTATTTAAAATGTAGAGCAAAGAAACGTGGTTACATTGAACAGCATGAGGTAAAAGTTACAGGTAATATGAAATTCACAGCAGACTTTGGCGAAAGCAGTACTATACAATCCTCACAAGAATCAGAAGAAAATACATGATAGCATAAATAAAGAAAACCATAAATACTACGTTATAAACATAGGTAGGCAGTTTGGTAAAACTTTATTAGCTATTAATCAAATGTTATTTTGGGCTTTAAATAATAAAGGCATTAGAATAGCATGGGTAAGTCCTATTTATAAACAATCTAAAAAAGTATTTGACGATTGCTTTAAGGCATTTGCAAAGAGACCTGAAATTTACAGAAAGGTTAATCAATCGGAGTTAGTACTTGAATACATCACAGGTTCAACAATTCAATTCTTTAGTGCTGAGAGATACGATAACATGCGAGGTTTCACATTCGATTACTTGGTATGTGATGAGTTTGCATTTATGGATGAGAAAGCATGGACTGAAGTATTAAGGGCCACAGTATTGGTAAAAGGCAAAAAGGTTTTATTAATAAGCACTCCAAAAGGTAAAAACCATTTTTATAAAATGTATCAATTAGATGGGATAAACGAGCAGTACAAGTCATTTACAATGACATCGTATCACAATCCAATGATTAATCCAAAAGAGATTGACGATGCTAAACTTACTTTGCCTGACATGGTATTTAGGCAAGAATACTTAGCGGAGTTTGTTGATGGCACTGCAACACTATTCAACAATCGACAAATTGTCGACAGTAAAGCAAATGGTAGAGCATTTGCCGGTATTGACTTAGGCAGAGCAGACGATTACTCAGTGCTATCTATATTCAATGAAAAAGGCGAACAGTTCTACATTGAACGTTGGAGACATACTGACTGGCAAAGCATAGTTAAGAATATAGCGCAAGGATTAAGGACAAATTTTGTCCAAACTGCATTAGTTGAGGTTAACTCAATTGGTGATGTTATATTTGAAATGCTGCAAAAAGAATGTGCAAGTTACTGTACTATTGAACCATTCGTTACTACAAATCAGAGCAAAAAGGAAATAGTTGAAAGTTTAATCGTGGCAAATCAAAACAAAGAGGTTAAATTCTTAAATGTGGATTGGTTAGAAAAAGAACTTGAAATGTTTACCTATGAATACAACCCTAAAAGCAGAGTAATAAAGTATTCAGCACCTTCAGGATTCCATGACGATGGTGTTATGGCTACATGCTTATCTTTCCATGCTTACACTAAATACAAAACAGGCAGATACACACTATTATAAAACAAAGGTACTTTTAAATATGATGACAATTACAATACCAAATACATGGCATGAAATATCAATAGATAAGTTTCCATTGATATACGATATTGTTAAAGATAAGGATATTGACCCTATCGATAGAGAAATTAGAGTGATTTCAATCATAGCTGATATTCCTGTGGCCGATGTTGAGAAAATAAGAATAGATCAACTAAAAGAACTTATCAAGTCAGTAAACTTTATTTTTCAAATGGAGTTTCCTAAGGCAGTTGAGATGTTTAAGCATAACGGGTATAGATGGATTGTAAACTATGACATTAGTAAACTTAGTGCAGGAGACTTTATCAGTTTAGCTAAGTTAACAGAAAGCGAAGAAAGTATAATTAGCAACTTGCCACAATTAGTAGCAATGTTTGTGAAGCCTTATAAAATAAGCTGGTTAAAGTACAAAGAAATTGAAATGGATTACATTCAAAGGGTTGAGCATATCAAAAGCATGAATGTTGGAATAGTTTATCCTTTATGTGTTTTTTTTTGCAAAGTTATAGAGGGTTTGTATCCAAGTATAGAGGATTATTTGGTAAATCAAATGAAAGAAGCGAGGGAGTTGATACAGAGCGAACTGAACAACAAAAACACTTAGATTATTGGAGTTGGTATGTTACACTTGACAATTTAAGCGGTAAGGATAGAACAAAGTGGGATTTCTTTTTAAACATGAATGTGGTATCGTTTTTAAACTATTTAAGTTACATTAAAGACAGAAACAAATGGCAACAGGGGTATTAAAAGATGAAATATCAAAAGTATTAGATGAATATATAAATAAAATTGAAGAAGGCGGTACTGTTGATCAATCCGTTTTAAAATTCATTAAACGAGTTAAAGATAACATTGTTAAGTTTGGATTCGATGCAAGTGGAAATTTAATGCAATCCATTACACCACTACCAACTTCAGTTAATGGCAACATAGTTAAGATTACGATTGAAATTGAAGATTATTGGAAAGACCTCGAAGAAGGTACTAAGCCAAAAGGATATTCAAAAGAAAAGAGAAAAAAGTTACAACCAAGAATATTAGATTGGATTAATAATAAACCAGCGCTACAAAAAATAGCAAACACTCAAGAAGAAAGAAGGTCATTGAGTTATGCAATAGCTACTAACATATTAAAGAACGGAACTATAAAACGTTTTGGGTATAAAGGAAAGAAATTCCTAACAATAGAGATTCCACAATTAGAAAAAGACATAGTTAAAGATTATCAACCATAATGGCACTAACACTATACAATACACCTAACAGCTACGCACCAGCGTACAATCAAATGATATTTACTTTGAGTTCTACTAATGTAGCTCAATCTAATTTTAGATACATAGCAGATATTTATGTAAATGGTTCAAGTGATTACACACGTTTAGAAGTGGGAAAGAATCCAAATAATGGATACGGGACATTTGATGTAAGCGGAATAATACAAAACTTTCTTACAAGTGATGCTGAAGATAACACAACTACATTTAAACAATGTGGAAACTCGATAGCATCTTATATCATTCAATTTGGTGAGCAATACGGGGCAAGTAGTGGAATTACTAACTACACAAACCTTACATCAAGTAGTGGTTATGCTTTTAATGGAGTATTTGAACCGAATAACTTTTTAACCTTTGCTACAAACACGTATGTACTTCAAAACAGCTCAAGTCAATTCTTAACGGACCAGCCAACATTTAAAACGATAACAGGTGAGAAAATGGCTTTTGGATTTATGACTGATGCAGTTAATGAAGGTTATAATTTAGAGATAGTAACTTACTATGATGAAGGTACTGTCTTTAATACAGTTAGAGTACAGAATCCTTACGCTTCATTAAGTAATAGAGCAGATAGGTCAATTAATGTTAGAGTTGATTACGATTGGATTAATAGCTTAACAAATCCTGACTTATCATTTGGTAGCTTACCAATATTTGTAACTAATTGGGAATATTATGAAGTGAAGATAAAAAATAGTGCAGGCACAGTAGTAAGTGAAACAATAAGAATATATCCAGGTGAAATTTGCAGTAAATACGAACCTATACGTTTTAAGTTTATGAATAATTATGGTAAGTACGATTATTACACTTTTACAGGTGCAAAGACAAAAAGCACAAACATAAAACGTAATACTTACAAAAGCAATCCAAATCAATGGAGTGGCACTAACTACAACTACTCAACAACAAGCAGAGGTTTAAGCCAATATGAAACTATATTAGACGATACGATTACTATCAATAGTGATTGGATTACTCAATTAGAATCTATATGGTTAGAGCAACTTGTAACAAGTCCTGATGTTTATATTTATGAAGGGGCTAACTTAGTTTCAGTTAATATCACGAATGCAAACTACGAGACTAAATACGAAGCAAGTCAGCAACTATTTAACTTAGTTATTTCATTTACCTATTCACAAAACAGAAAAAGACAACGCAGATGATTTTAACTAAAATTTATATCAATAACGAGCAAATAGACTTAACGGATGAAGTTTCAATCCCTCTTAACTTTAATATTGCAGATATACGTGAGCCTGAGAAACGTTCTACAACATGGAGCAAAACGGTTGTATTACCTGGCACTACTTTTAACAATGAATTGTTTTCAAATATATGGAATGTTAATGCAGTCATTAATAGTACAGGCACTACTAACTTTACTCCAAATTTTAACCCGAACTTAAAAGCTATTGCAGAAATAACTTATAACGAAGCAACACAGTTTAAAGGCATTTGTCAATTGCTAAATGTTAATGTTACTGATAAATATGAGATACAATATGAAGTTTGTTTTTATGGCAGCTTACAAAACATTTATCAAGATTTTACTAATGGTTATTTAAGAGATATTGATTTAACTGAATATAATCATAATTACACATTACACAATCAGTTTTTAAGTTGGAGCAGAACTAACGGATATGTTTATCCACATATTGATTATGGCAAAAGAATAAACAGTCAATTTAAAGTAGAAGATATTTACCCAGCTGTATTTGTTAAAACATTAATTGATAAAATGTTTAGTCAAGCAGGATATACTTATCAATCTAATTTTTTTGAAACAGATACATTTAAAAAATTAATTATACCTTATAACGGACAAAGTTTATTAAGTTTAAGTGGTGAGCAAATAGAGAATAGAAGTTTTAGAGCTGAAAAAACAACTAAGCAAGTAGTTGAATTTGCTGCATCAGGTACTACCTTTTATCAAGATAATCAGTTATCAACTTATAGTGGAGACATTACATTTGAAGATGAAACAACTGCCCCTAATTTTGATCCTGGTAATAATTTTAACTTTAATACATATTTCAAAGCATCAAGGTCTGGTAATTATAAATTAAAAGCATACATTAAATTAAATGTAGCTTATTATCCATTTAGGACTTTTACATTTATAAATTCTTACACATTTGGTAGCTTAGCAATAACTAAAAGCGGTAATCAGTTAGCTAATATACCTTTAACCTTTGTGCCTAATGGAACTAATTTTTCAAATAATAGGTTTAATATAAGAGTTTCAAAAGACGGAAGTAATGAAATAACTTATGGTGAGTTAAGTTCTGATGCAGAAGGTGTTTTAGAAATTCAAACATATTTAAACGCTAATGAGCAAGTAAGATGTGCAATATTAACTAATAGCCCTTATTACTTTTTTATATTGCCACAAATAGATGAATTTGATTACGCACCTGTTGAGGGTGACTTAAATATAGCATCAACAAGTTATTTTACAGGTCAATTATTAGATTCAACAATTCAAGAAGGTGATACAGTAATTTTATCAGATGTATTGCCTGATAACATAAAACAAAGTGATTTTTTTAACTCAATAATAAAAGCATTTAACTTATTTGTTGAGGTTGATAAAAGTAATGAGTTTAACTTATTAATAGAGCCAAGACCTACGTTTTATAGCAGTGGAACTGTGAATGATTGGTCTGATAAATTAGACTATTCAAAGGAAACGAAAATCATTCCAATGGGTGAGATAAATAATAAAACTTATTTATTTACTTACAAAGATGACAAAGATTATTTTAATACTGACTATCAAACTAAGTTTGCTGAAATATACGGGCAAAAGAAATACGATATTCAAAATGATTTTCTAAAAGGTGAGGTTAAAACTGAATTAATATTTAGCCCTACTCCATTAGTTGATACAATTGGACATGATAGAGTAATATCTAAAATTTACACATTAGATAATAATGGAGCTATAAAGTTTACACCTTCAAATATTAGATTGCTTTATTACGGTGGTTTAAAAACAACTTTAAATACATGGCAGCATATAGCAACAAGCGGAACAACAATTAGAAGTAACTATGCCTATGCTGGTCATTTAGACGATGTACAGAATCCAACTTTTGATTTATCCTTTACAAATCCAAGACAAGTATATTATACACCTGAAAGATATACAACTAACAATCTATACAATAAATATTGGAAAGATTACATTGAACAAATAGCAGATAAGGATAGTAAAATATTTGTTGGCTACTTTTTAATTAATGAATTTGACATTCAGTCATTAGATTTTAGAAACACATTTTATTTTGAAAATGATTATTGGAGACTTAACAAAATAATTGATTACGATATATCTGCAAAAGTTCCTACTAAATGCGAATTTATTAAGTTAAAAACATTACCACCTTATGTAGATGATATTGGATTTAATACTTTAGGAGGTGTTGAGGATAACGGAACTGTAGTAGCACCAACTGGCAAAATATTTAACTCTTACAATGATAACTTTGTAACTGAAGGTGCTATTGTAAGTGGAATGAGAAATCAAGTTAATTCGGGTGAAGGTGTTATTGTAATAGGTAGTGATAATACCGTAGGTTTAGGAAGTTCTAATGTTTCAATCACAGCATCAACAGGTGTGACTTTAATGAACGGTGTTTCAAATGTTTCAGTAACTAATAGCAGCGGAATAACAGTAACAGAATCAAACGTAACTTACAATAATGGGATTAAGACTTTAAACAATGTGTCTTATAAACATTACATTGCTTTATTATTTCAAAATGGAACGAGTGATCCTACAGCCTATGTTTTAGAAAACACTTTAACAAGTGGCATTACATGGGTACGTGATGCAGTTGGTGAATACTTAGGAACTTTAACGGGTGAGTTTACAGAATACAAAACAACTGTAATATGTAACAACACTATGCAAGGTGAAATAATATCAGGTAGAAAAAACAATAATACAGTTCAAGTTTACACATACAATTCAAGTGGAACTGCAACAGATGGGCAATTACTTTATTCAACAATAGAAATACGAGTTTACTCATAATTGGTACTTAAAAGATATGGCAATAACTACTTTTGAAATAGATGTAAATACAGGTGACTCGGTTAAGTCATTAAGTGATTTAAAAAAGGAATTTAAAGAAATCCAAAATGAGTTAACTGGCTTACAACCTGGCACTCAAAAATATATTGATACTCTTAAAAGATTAGGTTCTGTAAAAGATGAGATAGGAGATTTAAGAGATGAGATAGGGGCATTTGCCGGAGAAGGTGCAAAGTTTGGAGCAGTACAAAAAGCGATTGGTGGAATTGCATCAGGCTTTCAAGCTGCTCAAGGGGCAGCAGCATTATTTGGTAGTGAAAGCGAAGATTTACAAAAATCTTTATTAAAAGTACAAGCTGCAATGGCTTTAGCTGAAGGTGTGAAGGGAATTGCAGAAATGGGTGATGCTTTTAAAATTGTTAAGGCAGTTGCTATTGATGCATTCAAAGCGATAAAGACTGCAATTACTTCGACTGGAATAGGTGCTTTTTTAGTTGTATTAGGTACAATAGTAGCTTATTGGGATGATATAAAAGAAGCTGTAAGTGGTGTTAATGAAGAGCAAAAAAAATTATTAGAAACACAAGAAGCATCTGCAAAGGCAACTGAAAAAGAATTAACAGATGTAAGCAAACAAGAAAATATTTTAAAATTAATGGGTAAAACCGAAAAGGATATCCTTAATCTTAAAATAGAAAAGTCAAAAGTTGCTATAGCTGATTTAGAAGCTCAGTTAGCTACTCAAGAATCAATGAAAGCAGCGCAAATAGAAAGCGCAGAAAGAAATAAAAGTATTTTACAAGGCATTTTTAGATTTGGTTTAGAAGCATCTGCAATATCTTTTAGAGTATTAGCAGCACCAATTGATTTATTAATAACAACAGCAAATAAAGTTGCTGAGATATTAGGTTTTCAAAAAATAACTACTTTTTCAATTAATGCGGAAATAACTAAATTAACAGCAAGTGCGGCAGAGTATGGTAGTAAATTATTATTTGATCCCGAAGAAGTTAAAACAAAGGCTGATGAAACAATCCAAACAACAAAGGAAAAGTTACAAGAATTAAAAAACCAACAAGCAGGATTTCAATTAGCAATACAAGAAATTGACAAACAAGCTACTGAAAAATCAAAATCAAATACAAAAGAAAATAGAAAGTTAATTGATGAAGAACATAAATGGTTATTAGAATCAAATCGTGAAGCATTAAGGCGACAAGCTGAAATGGATAAAGAATTTGAAGATGCAAGAAGAAAGAAACAAGAAGAAGCCGATAAATTAGAAGCTGAAAGAATAGAAGCTGAAATACAAGCAGAACAAAAAAGATTAGATAAACAAAAAGCAGATAGATTAAAAGCAGTTGAAGATTATAAAAAGGCAAAAGAACAAGAAGTTCAATTGACTATACAAGGATTAACAGCTATTCAAGGGTTAGCAGATGCTTTTGCAGGTAAAAGTACGGAAAGTCAAAAAAGAGCATTTCAAATTAAAAAGGCTGCATCATTAGCACAGGCAACTATTGAAACATATCAGGCAGCACAATCAGCCTATGCAAGTCAAATGACTATTCCAACTCCTGATGCACCAATTAGAGCAAACATAGCAGCTGCAATAGCAATAGCAAGTGGATTGGCAAGGGTAGCAGTAATTGCAAAAACAAAGTTTGAAGGCGGTGGTGCAGGTGCAACTGGTGGCGGTGGTGGTGGTAATTTAGGTTCATTTAGTCAAGGCGGTAGTGGTCAACCACCTCAAGGATTAACAGCACAGAATACAGTAACTCAATTAAATCCTGATGGATCAGTAGCAGGGCAAGGTGAAAGAAATGCAGCACCTATGAAAGCGTATGTAGTAGAAAGTGAAAGTAGAGCAGTAACAGAAAGAGTAAACAAATTAAGTAATAATTCAAAAATAGGATAACATGGAAAATTTACCAATTTATAAATTAGTAATTGACGATAACGAAGAATTAGGTGTTGAGTTCGTTGCATTAGTAGACCAGCCTGCCATAGAAACTAACTGGCACGCTTTTAAAGACCATCAATTTGAAACATACAATGATTACCCAAAACAAGCGAGTGATAATGCAAAAATAGCTTTAAGATGGGCTGAAGAAAATGGATGGGGTGACTGTGGCACTCCCGTTGGAAAAGCACGTGCAAACCAATTAGCTAACGGTGAAAATATAAGTAGAGATACCATAGCAAGAATGGCATCATTTGAAAGACAAAGACAAAACAGTCAAAAGGCTTTAGGAGATGGATGTGGTCGCTTAATGTGGTTAGCATGGGGTGGAGATGAAGGTATTGAATGGGCGCAAAGAAAGTTAGAGCAAATTGATAGGCAAGAAATGGTTGTTAATCCACGTGCTGGTGAAAGTAAAGATGAATTTGTTTCTCGTTGCATATCTGTTGAAGTAGGAAATGGAATAGAACAAGACCAGGCAGCTGCTATATGTTATAGCAAATGGGATAACAAAGGAATGAGCGCACAGTTTAAATTCTTTGCAGATAAAGAAAGAAGAATGATAAGCGGAGCTTTAATGATTGCAGACCTTCCAATATATCGCAAAGATGAAAGCGGTGAGTATTATGTAGTATTTGACAAAGAGCAAATTGAAAAGATAGCACAGCGTTTCTTTAAGAAAGGATATAGCCACAATGTAAATATGATGCACGATCCTGAAAGGCAAGTTAATGGAGTTTACATGGTTGAATCTTTTATCATTGACAAAACGAGAGGTATTAAAACACCTGAAGGCTATCCTACATTAACAGAAGGTTCATGGTTCGGAACATTTAAAGTAGATAATAATGAAGTTTGGAATGACTTTATTAAAACGGGAGTTTTTAAAGGCTTTAGTGTTGAGGGTGCATTTGCTCAAAGAAAGGTAAAAGATGCCCCTGTAAGCATTATCGAACAGTTAGCTGATAGAATACACAACTTAAGAAAAAAAGTGTCTGAGATTGCAACTAAATAAAAAACGTGTACTTTATAAAAAAAAGAGCAATGGAAAATAAAAAACAAACATTTAAAGAAGTATTCTCTGACATGAAAGATTTGTTCAAAGATATTTTTCAAGAAGAAATAAAAGATTTAAAATTTGCTGATTATAAGGCAGCAGACGGAACTATCATTAGAACTGATAGCGAAGAAATCCAAGTAGGTTCAAAGTTACAAGTAATAACTCCTGATGGGGTTATGGATGTACCTGTTGAAGTAACTGAAATGGTTATCATGGTAAATGAACAACCAATGAAAGTTTACGTTGAAAACGGAGTAGTAAAAGGCTTAGAGCCTGAAGTTATGGAAGAAGAACCTGTAATGGAAGAAATGAACTCTAACCAAGAATTTGAAACTAAGTTTGCAGAATTAAACGAAAGACTATCTAAGTTAGAAGCTGCCTTAGGAATTTCAAACACAGCATTAGAAGCTGCAAACGCTCAAATCGTAGCACAAAACGATTTAAACAGAAAGTTATTTGCTTTAGTTGAAAAGGTAGCAGATGCACCAAGTGTAGAACCAAAATCAACTGCAAAAGAAAACTTTAAAAAAACAAGTTCAATTTCGAGCTTAGAAGAATTTAGAAAACAAGTATTTAAATAAATTAAAAAACAATTAAAAACAAAAAACTATGGCATTTTCATTTGACACAATGACCGCATATGTTGAAGAAAACAGAGCGGACTTAATTAGCAAAGCGATCTTAGGCGCTAAAACTTTAGGATTAGGAGTTGATATTCGTACAGGTATCAAATCTTCTGAAAAAATTCCTGTATTAGAATCAACAGTACCTTTCCAAGCTGCTGCATGTTCTTTTACAAGTTCAGGTACTACAACTTTTAGTCAAGTATCAATTGCAACAGTAGGCATTCAGTTTGCTGAGCAATTATGTTTAAATGACTTAAACACTTACTTTACTCAAAAGTATTTACCAGCAGGTGCAAATATTGATTCATTATCAATTGCACAACAAATCATTGACAGAAAAATAGCACAGGTTGCTAAGAATGTTGAGCAAATGATTTGGCAAGGTAAAACCACTTACACAAATTCATCTGTTTTAAAACAAATGAATGGTTGGTTATCTACAATTGACACAGCAGGAACAGCGGTAGCAGCAACAGCATCTACTTTAAACTCAACAAACGTATTAACTATATTTGATGATGTTTATGCAAAAGTACCAGCTGCTGCAATTGCAAATGAGCCAATCGTTGCTTTTTGTGGTTATGATACTTTCAGAATTTTAGCTGCTAAGATTACATCAACTTACGGAATCTATGGTTCTCAATATACTACTGATAATGTTTGGAATAATTGGGAATTAATGTATCCAGGAACTAACATGAAAGTTGTTGCAGTACCAGGTATGAATAATGATAACGCAGTTGATACAGGTGTACTTCCAACAGCGGTTAAAAATCGTATTATTGCAACTTACGCTTCTAACTTAGTTTACGGAACTGACTTACAATCAGACACTGATAACATGGAAGCATGGTGGTCAAAAGATGACCGAGTATGGAAACTTTATGGTGCATTTCGTGCAGGGGTAGCAGTAAAGTTTATCGATCACGTTGTACAATACACAAATTCTTAATAATTAACTAAGGGAGTGTAACAGCTCCCTTTTAAAAATTTATAACTATGCCATGTTTAATCACCGAGGGAATAACACTTGATTGTCGCCAGGGAGCAGGCGGTATTAAGAAACTCTATTTAACAGAGTTTGCAAACGTTTCTTCAGTAACAAGTTCATCAGGTAGTGTAACTGCAATTACAATGGCTTCAGGCAAAAAGTTCTGGACTGTTGAGGTTGAATTAGAAGATGCACAATTTGATGAAAATGCGACTGTATCAATTGAAAACGGAACTACTTTTTACGAACAAACATTAACTTTTAGCGTATATAAAATGACTGCTAAAAACAGAAACATTGTTCGCTTACTAACACAAAACAGATTAATGGTTATTGTTCAAGATGCTGATGATGTTTATCATTTAGCAGGTGAAACAAGAGCTATGCACTTAACAGCAGGTACAAGTTCAACTGGTAAAGCAATGGGAGACAAAAACGGTTACTCATTAACTTTAACAGGTAAAGAACCATTACCAGCTAACAAAGTAAATTCAGGTGTAATATCTGGCATTATTTAATTTCCTGTTCGTTTATATTGATTAC